ACCCGTTTCAGGTACAGCCAGTTCGATGTTTTTATCTTGAATCTGAGTGATTGTAGAACTCAGATACGTGAGATTTCCATTGACAGTCAAGTCACCTGTGACTGTCATTCCTCCACCAACGAGGATATCATCAGCAAGACTGATAGTGATTGTATTACCAACCGCTACAGTATTGATATTCAAATCAGTTCCAAGTACCCTTAAGAACTGAGAAGAAAGGCCAACACTACCACTACCACTTGAAGCAATAGTATTAAGTTGTTGATCAAAGGTTGCGAAAATTAGATCTCCGCCATCATTAATACGAAGAACTTGTCCGTTGTTACCTCTTACTGTAGGAAAAGCATATGGTGTTGTACCTACAGTAAGTTCAGCTACATTTACTGCGGTAAAAATACCAATCGGGCCTGTTACAGAAGTGGCAGCCGCAACATTTCCATCAACATATAGTTCTGGAGGATTACCTTGATCTCTCCAACTCAGTCTAGATGTTGTTTGTAATACTTTATCAGTATCAAAATATGGGATGGGGAAAAACTGTGCGTCAGTGCTTACACCAGTTACTGTAAGACTATTGACTCTTAAATTACCATCATCAGTACCGACAATGCTATTTTCAAGATCCGATGCGACACCGACAGAAATACTACTGCCGATTGCAAGACTTGAAAACTCAGAAATGGCTGCGTTCAGAGTTGCAATAGTAGCAACACCAGTGATGTTTAATCCACTGATCGTACCACCAGTACCAACAATTAATGCAGAATTATCTACGAGAACACCTGGAGTGTGATCCAGAAGACTATAAGTGTATTCTCCACCAATAGGGACAGGGGTCCCAGAATTATTTCCTACAAAAAGTCTACCAGCAAGATTAGAACTATCTCCTGTAGTTCCCTCTTGGATGGTAATCGCAAGTTCGCCAAGCGAAAGAGAAGAGGGAGCTGCAATACCATCAACAGATCTTTTGATCTTGATAATCGCCATCAGAAGGTGCCTCCATCGATGACGGTATTTGCTCCAAGTTCAGCTTGACCAACCCAAACGTTTGATGCTCCGTTGTAAACCAAAAGATACCCGTCTGCTGGACCAGAAATACTGGTATCAGAAAGAGCTGCTAATGTACCTCCAGATTCAGCTCTGGAAGTAGATGCGACTCTAACAGCACTTACGCCGCCGACCCTTACTTTTGTGGCCATTCAATTACTCCCTAGTTGCACTTTCTCTCACAAGTGCCTGACCCTCAAGGACTTTAGATTTGTCCCCATTAGAATCAGTTAGAATAATATCGTAAACATACCGACCAGGTTTGATTCGTCTTGTGATTGTATCTGTCAAGGCGATTTTGATCTGACCGTTAGCTCTATCCGTAAAGGATACTGTGAAATCATACCGATTTTTACTGCCAGAATGTTTCCGCATCTGGGCTGTGGCAGTATAGTTCGTTAATGTTAACGCCTGACCGTTCGCGGCGGTCAAGTCAAAGGTCTGCGAAAAGTCAGCACCTTGGTCAATCATCAAATTAACAACATATACTGACATTGGTTATACGGTGCCTAATCTATAAGGTATTTAGGTCTACAATTTGTTAATTAAATCTTTGAGTAGAGATTTGATCTCAACTATCTCTTCTTCAATATTGTCAATCCTCTCTTTTTCTTTTAATTTTTGTTCTCGCATCGCAATATAATTCTGATACGAAGTGGAGTCGTTATTAATTACGGCTCCACTTTCAGTATCTCTTACTAGGGATGAGTGGCCTTCAACTTTTTTATACATCATGCAAATGCGATTGCTCTCAGTTCTCTGACCTTTGGAGGATATGCTTGATTTGTACTGGTCATCACAATCTTGATTTCAAATCCATTGAATTCTGCAAGATTACTAGCAGTGAACTGGTAATCTTTGAATTCGTCTACAAATCTTGCTGGAGCAACCAACTTATCTGGGCGACCATTGTTGTTCTTAACATCAATCACCTGATCTCCAAATCCATCACCTGTCGTATCCGTGAGGTTATCATAACCAGGGAACAGTTCAAATGGTTGTTCAGAATCAATACCATCAAGTCTGTAGAGTCTGTACATAACACGGATGTCTGCAGATGGATGACGATACGCGGCCAGTTTTACTTGTAAGAATGTTGCTGGATTTTCCAAATTAACTCTCTTACTCAGATAAACTGCAGAGTTTGGATCTGCAAGAGGCGTATTGACTCTTTCATCATCAGCAAAGTTGGTAACTGGATTATCAATTCTATTTGTTGTGGTGATGAGAGAAACTCGATCAACATCAACTACAGGAGAAACATTAATATCAGCAGTAGAGAACACAAGTTCCATGGTCAATGACTTATTACCAGGTAATGTAGTCAGTTGATTCTGTTCGTTGATCTTGGATGCGATCATTCTTGGACTTGTAAACTCAGTGTTTCCACCAAGTGCAATATCCTCAAAACCTTGATCCTGGAAAGAAACTTCAGAACCATCAACACTAGTTGCAGAAACAGTTCTCATTCTTGCAGAAATACCAGTATCTTTTGGTGCAAGGAACTGTACATTTGGTCTTACCGACTCAAACTGAGTGTTTTGTGTGGCCTTCACTCTAGAACCACCAGTTCTCTCACTATCAGAAATTTTAAGTGTTGGGAAAGAACTAGAACCATCTCTAACTGTACCAACACCAGTTGCAGTAGTATCAACTTTAATGTAATAGTTATCAATGGTTACAGGAATAGAGTTAGAAAGATCAGCAAAATTATGAGTTTTATTGATTCTTCTCAGTGAAATACCAGAAGATTCATACTTGGTAACAACATCACCAACTCTGTGAGTTTGTGCAGTCGTTCCATCAACAGCCCTTCCAACACCCGTCAACCTTTGTGGAGTAGATCCTGCATTTACACCAGTGTAAGAAATAATTTCTTCATTAATTTTTGCATATCCTGGGTTGGTTGTAGATACACCAACGTTTTCAAAACTTGCAAATACACCGACTGTACCAACTTCAAGATCAATTGTATCACTGTTTGAATATTGTGTAGAAACCGTTGTTGTCGTAGTAACACCAGTTACACCAGAGATTGTGACTCTATTGTTACTGGCGTGCATACCATGGTTTCTATGAGAGACCTTGACGTGTAAACCATCTCTCCAAGCATTTGTATTACTGATAGAGGATGGTAAAGAACCAGGTAACGTAGAAGCAACACCAACTGCGTTGATGGTCTGCAACTCAGCAGTAGTATTGAATTCTCCTTGAACTCTATCAAGGATTACACTGTTAGTTGCAGAAAGAATACCAACATTAAACCTCACGTTGAGGCCAGTCTCACCAAGATCACAACCAAGAACATCACCAACTGAATAACCAGAACCACCACTAGTGACTGTTACAACTCCGATGGTTCCACTAGAAACTTGAACATTTGCGATTGCACCAGATCCATTTCCAGTAATCGAAGTCAATGCAACACCTGTATAAGTCAGATTAGCCGCAGAAGGTGTCAAACCAGTACCAACACTGTTGGTTGTAATTCCACCAGCTTCAGTTGCGCTTGTATTGATCTTGATAGAACCAAGGGACTTAACAACATTACCTTCAGCACTAGTATTACCAACTTGAGTAAATCTAGAACCAATATTGAAATCTCTAGTAACAACAGTAGATCCAAATCCAACTAAAATTTCTTGACTCAAGAACTCAACTGGATTTCTTCTGAGAGTTGGTCTGCTCTGATTACCAACACCCATCTCTGGGTTGTAAAGTCTCAGGGTGCCTGGAGTTTGTACGAATTGTGCCTTGTAAAGATTAAACTTAAGGTCTTCAAACTGTGCAGGAGTCCAAGTAGAACCATTCTGAGATTTGAACAGAGAACCCATATAGGGCTGTTGAGAAACAATAGTTCTCTCACTTTCAGGAAGTCCAAGAGTTGTAATATCCTCTTGTTCCATGACTGCAATGAAGACTTCATAGTCATTCGATGCAGAAAGGAGAACCAAAGCATATTCATTCTTACCAGCCAGATACACTGGTGATGGGAATACAAACTTAGTTGCTACAGTTCCATTTTCAGAAAGTTTGATTTGAGATGGTTCATAAACAACCTCACCAAATGGAACAATTGTGTTAGTTGGCAGACCAGTTTGCATTGTTCTGATCTGAGCTGTTACTGGAATTGAAGCATCCTTAGATTTAAAGAATACATCAACTGCAGTTACAAATACACCATTCTCTTCTACAATCTCAAAAGATTCTGCAAGAGGATCATACCACTGGTTTTGTTGTACGGTTCTCTCATCAAAGGCCTCAGTTTGAATAATTCTACTTACAACCTGATTTGTTACCGTACTATCCGAAAGAGTTTCTCTTTGAACTTCAGCATTTCTAACACTCAGAACATCTTCTTGGAAAGTATCAAGATTTCCTTCTGCGCGGAAAGTAGTTTCTGCGGTTGAAGGATTATCAACAGGACTGAGAGAATTTACTCTAGAACTTGTAACCCTGAAGGTTTTAACACCCGTTGTAAATGATGGTGCAGTTGGATTGGCAGTAGCATCTGGGATAAAGAATGATCCTTGCAGACTTCCTTTTTCATCAGTTACCAGTCTTAGATCGTTGACAATAGCTTCAGCACCACTGGTTTCACCAACCAGTCTCATGCCTTTCGCTGCGTATCCGTTAAAACTTCCAAGAACTTGAAGTGACAGAGATGCAACATCAACGTTTAGTACAGAACTTGTAGAAGAATATGTAGAACTAAGGCCAACAGTATCAGAATATGGATTTACATCATAAACAATAGTTGGATTATCATACGAACCATACTTATGATTTGTTTGTGCAACTCGGAAATTAATTTCTGGTGATGATCCACCAAGAAATGCAGTGTTTGGTACAAAACCCTTGACTGTCTCACCAACTTGGAAGACACCCTGTTCCATGGTAACTTCCAAAAGTTTTGGAGTTACATATCTAGTTACATCTTCACCATCAAAGAATGTATAGAACTGAGTTCTTGGTTTGATACGACTACATTGGAAATCAACGTTTCTAGAACGCATGAAAGGAATAATTTCCCTACTTACTAATCTAGTTCCAATACTTTGAGTATCAATTCTTTCATTTACTTGGAACTGAACACCAGATCTGGTAAGTCCTCTATCAATAGTTGTGGTCTCTAATTCTGTTACATCAAAGGCTTCGCTGACCTGAACATCACGAGTTCTAGAGATGAGTGCCGCGTTTGCTGGAGGAAGAAGTTCACCACCCTGGCTAAATCCTCTTCTCCATCCACCAGCTTGTACATCTCTATTAGTGAGAGTTCTTTCAAGTTCTCTAGTAGAAACATCAACAGAACTCCACTCTTCTTGCCAGACATCCCAGTCAACTGGAGATAACCCAGTGTTAGGATCGATGCCCAGATTATTCATCAGAGCTTCGTAAGAACCTTCAATACTTACATCATTAACTTCAAGATTTACCTCATCAACCCAGGTATCGGAAGCAGGATTCATTCCAACAATACCAACCCAGTTAATAACAGCAAATGGGTTTACATTCTCTGTGGTGGTTGCAAATCTTTGTTCAATGAAGGATTGTTCTGTATAATCAAGTGTTACAACATCACCAGTCTTTTTCAGAGAATTAGACTGAAGGTCGGAAACTTGAGTGAGGTCAGCGTTTGGATTTGCAGTGGTGCCAATACCAATAACTTGACTTGAACCAAGAAGAAGATCAACACCCGTCGTGTAGTGAGAAGGTCTCAGATAACCAGACTTCTTATCAATAGAAGCCTTGAACATTGGATTTGCAAGTGCATGAGATCCATGACTTCTGAAGTTATCAACAAAGAATCCAGACTTAAATCTGTCAAGACCTGTAGTTGCATCTTTAATTGTGAGATTCGCAGTGTCAGTTTCTAACAGAGAAAGTTGAGTGTAGAATTCAACGTTCTTAAGTCTATTTTCCAAACGGCCGATGTCAAACATCGTATATCTCTTATGTTTGGAGAGAATGACCTTACTCTCTCTAAATGCACTTCTCACATATGGTGCATGGAACATGGTAGCAACTACAAAGCCACCACTAGGAGTCTCTGGGGGAACTGGATTTTCAGATGGAGCTCCTTTCTTGATTTCAAAGAATCCATCTTTGTTAAGAAGGAGTTTATCAGTTCTGCCAAGATAGTAAGAATATCCAATCGTCAGAGTTTCATCTGGAACGAGGATATTTGGAACAGATGCACCAGATCCAGAGAAGTCTCTAAAGTCATACTCAAAAGGAGAATCTGTATCCGTTGCAGGATCGTAATTCTTTACTCTAGGTCTTACATCAACAAAATCGGAAGAAGTAATTGTTCCAAATCTTGTGAGATCTTCTTTATAAGAATCTGGTGAATAACTATTGACGGTTACAAGATCACCAACCGATCCAGTATCTACAATATAGTGATCATATACGATTGCAAGTTGTTTCTTAGGTTCTGGCGCAGATCCGTCTCTAATAATTCTTGCATAGTCATAAAATTCTGCTCTCTGGCCATTATCAAACGAGAAGTCATTCAGAATATTTTTATCACCAACGACAACCTGAGAAACTTCACCACTAATTCCAGAAGATTGGAAAACGACAGGTTCACTCACAGAGAACCTCAGTTCGTTCATAAAAACAATATCTACTGTAGAAGCCGTTGATTCAACAACTCTTGCAACGGCACCACTATTAGATCCAATCAGGATTTCACCTTTGATAGTATCGGTCAGATTTGCACTTCTGTTTACCAGAGTAAGTTGAGGAAGTGTGGGTGCAGCCGTAGTAGAAGATTCAAAGATGGCATGTACTCTCAAACCATCAGGTACATTCAGTGAAATTTCATCGTCTTCAACTCTGGTTCCAAATACAGTGTTATAAGTCAGACCATTGTTAAAGTTTGTTCCTGCAGCTCCAGCGTATTCATACTTGGATCTATTGACAACCAACTTACTACATCTAGTAAGATTTTTGGCCTTAGATTTTACATTAATCTTCTTAAGAGTTGCAATAAGAATCGCATTAGTATCAGTAGTCTTACTGAGACTTCTAAGTGTTACTGTCTTAAACGTATCGTTAAAGACTAGATTTCCTCTAGTAAGTGCTTCGATAGTGCCGTCAGAAAATACAAGATTGTATCTTTCTTCATCAAATGGTTGGAAGAAAAGATCGGGATCTTCTACAGTTACAGTACCACGACCATTTGCAATATTCAGAGTATACTGTCTTCTGATTTCTAAGTTTGCATCAGATACATCTACATTAGAAATATAACGTTCTGGAAGACGAGTGATTAGTTTAGAATCTCTTGCATTAAGAATTTGAGGTCTAATAAGAGTCAGATCACTAGTTTGCAGTTCACTACCAGGCAAACTACCATCACAGATACCATTTCTATCATCAATTGCCGAGAGAGTGATGGTTGATCCATCAGATGCGATAGAACTTACTCTATTAAATGTAGCCGTAGAGAATCCAGTAATGTTGTAAGATACAATATCACCAGTTTTGATACCAGTTACAAATCTGTTTCCTGGAACCGTTACAACACCACCAGTAGAAATTGTAAAGTTTGTTCCGTTAGGTGCAAGAGAGAATCTAGAAGTAAGTTCTAGATCTGCAGTAAATGTGTTTACACCTACATTCTGATGTAAAGACTTAACATCACCAAGACTGTACTCCCTTACAGAGGTGACTGTGACTGGTTCCTGAATACCATTCAAGATCAGAGGTTCATCTGTGATGAAAGTGCCTGTTGTATCTGTCAAGGTCAAAGACAGACTAGATGTAACGTTATTCTTCAGAAATCCTTTGGCACCACTTCTTGCACCCTTAACACGAACTGGAGTGGTAAGAGTTTGTGCGGTGTTTACGGTCAGTGTTGTAAATGTCTGAACGTCATAAAGACGAACCTCATACTTTGTAGTATCGTCAGAATATGCAGCCGCTTCTAATTTGTAATCATATACCTTTGCGTTACCAACTTCAATACCTGCAGCAGATCCATCAGTAGAAACTCTCTGGCTTCTCAGACTCAGAGTTGCAGTTGTACCAAATCCAACAACAGGAGATCCATAAACATTATTAATCAGAGTGCTGGCTACAGGTTCAAAGGCAAGAGCAGTGCTAGTTTCAGTTTTAGTAGTTCTTGGTTTGGGAACATCAATGGATGTAGAAGAAATTTTCTCAATATCATATCCCTTTACATATGCCTTACCAGGAGAAATATTGTAAACCATCAGATCATCTGATGGGGTATCTCCATTCGCAGTTCTTTGATTTTGGAAGTATACACCACCGTTTCCTCTTCTGTCGTTCAGAGATTCTTTGACAGAAACTTGGAATGGTTTTACATAATAATCTCCACTTTCATCATATGTTCTTCTAGCTAACTCATCTCTGATGATTGTATAATCTGTCTTGGTGACAAATTTTTCCAACTTGCCTTTATCAAGACGCATCAATTCAACGAAATTTTCATCGTTGAATTCATCAATATCTTTTTTAATAAGAGTTGTTTTAATTTGCAGTCTATCTGCACCTGGAGCTGCAAAGTTAGTAAATCCTGCAGCGTTATCAAACAAAGTTTCATCACTATATGCAGTGATGATGTTTTCTTCAATGAACAGACCAACTCTTAGTGTGGGTCTTGCATCATATTGATCGAGAATAATTGTATTTGAAGGTACTTTTACAAAGAAACCTCTAATGAAGTAAACACCTTCTTGGATGGAAGCTGCACAACCAATTGAAGTTGCATTAGAAGGAATACAAGCTCCGAACGGATTGTTTGCAATAATTCTTGAATTACCATACTCAATATCAGTATCAGCAATTAAGTTTTCGCCGTCAATAAATTTATCGGAACTAAAATCGTTTCCAGACTTAGAATATTTTACATATAGAGTATTATTTCCCCTATCAGAATCCGAATTGATTACAAAATTTACTACTTTTGCTTCTACACCAGATTGTTCACCTCTAATAACTTTACCAACTAACTTGTCAAGATAGTTGGAAATTGATACACCAAAAAAAGTATCTACTAACTCTACTGCATAGTAAAGAGGATCATAGGCAACTTGGCCAGGAATTACCTGAGATCCTTCTTTAAAAAAGTGTTGACCAAATCTTTCGATCTGGTTTTGTAAAATCGTTTGAAGCTGAGTTAATTCTCTAGCCTGTACTGGACTTGCAGGTTTAAAGAGAATCCTATTAAAATTTTTGTCCTCATTAAAATCGTCGAAATAAGGACTTACGTTGAGATTTGTCTCTTGTGGCATGTTCTTAGAACTCTAAAACGATTTTAATGTCTTCTTTCTGAGAAGCACTACGGGTAATGCTTGCCCTGTTATCTATGTATAAGATCTCACCTGAATATTTTTTAATTTCTGGTGAGGCCACACCCTCAATAAAGTTTTGACCTAACTGCACTAAGGCATTACCAACTGTGGTTGCAGTTCCTGGATTTGAAACTGTACCAAAAGATGTATTGATGCCCAAAGTTGCACCAGCTGATTGTCCAGAAAGTGCATAACTACCTCCTACACCAATCTGTGATGTAAAGTCGATCATTCTGTAACCATAAGATGTAGAAGCCAATCCAACTGGATTATAAACTTTCAATACACCTGTCGCACTATCCCAACTTGCAACGTAACCAACAGCAGTAGAACCAACACCAATTGTTTGATAAACAGGAGTATCTACAGAAAAATTAGTTGCTGTAATATCACCACCTGGAGTAATTGGTTGTAGTTTCAGACCAACCAAAGCACTAGCTCTAGATTGTTGCAAAATACTTCCAGATTCTGTAGTTGGATTCTTTACAACACCAATTCGTGCAAAGTCGTTTCCAACAATAAAGTCTGGGTTGGCAGCATCATTCTCAAATCTAGAATATAAAAGGACTCTAAATGCACCAAGTTCTTTATAAACATCACTACCATGACCACCGCGAGGTGGAATAATAACTTCAAATTCGGCAACAGAAGTGGTTCCAACACCAACAGCAGACAAACCTGCAATTGGTCCACCAGTTTCTGCGCCAGGCGCGCCAGGGAAGAAGTTGATGACACCCTTAGTATAACCAGTACCACCATTTGTAACAGTGATATTGTTTACTTTTCCTTGAGCATCAACAGTGACAGAGGCCTTCCCTCCCGTTCCATCACCAAGAATAGGAATATTGTTAAATGTAGTAGAAATTGGTTGATATCCACCACCAGCGTTTACAATCAATGCCGTTTCAATTTTTCCATCTACCGAAGCGTTCTTGACATCAGTAGTGTCTCCCGTTCCCCAATCATCGGGGACAGGAATGTAATCAATAGAATCAAACTTGACAATATCACTTGGACTAATAGTATAAAGATATTTCCAAAGATATCCATCACCAGAAGTACCAGCTACTTTTGGTTCTAAATCTGTAAAATTGGGTTCATCAAGAGACTGTTTACCAATAGGGTTGGAAGGATCCTGACCGTTATTGATACACAGATATACTTTGAACTGACTATTTACAACGTAGTATTTTGCATCATATAAGTTTGTAGAAGCTGTCTGTGGAGAAAGATTTTCTCTGGTGTAGTTATGTTTGTACATTTCATAGACTGTGCCCGCAGTCCATGCGTACTTTCTAACCATTCTCTTTACATCACCAGTATTCAGCTTTTTCAAAGCAATCATGGTGTCATAATCATCATTATACTCTTTGAACCCATCTTTGGGAGCAGGAGTATTAGAGTTCCAATCAGTAGTACCATAACCTAGGCCAATATCCCCAGAGTTGGGGAGACCTAAGAAGGTATAATATGAATTTGCGGTATTCGCTACACCAGCAACGAAATTCGCAGCGTTTAGAATCCTAAACTGATCAGAAATAATCGCGGGCATTTTACTACGAGTTTTCTATAGGTTTATTTATGATGTCTCATCGAGATCATTATAATTTTCAAACACTGTCGTGATTCTACTGACAACTGGACCCGTAAGGATTCCAATTGAACCATTTCCAGTATTTGCTGGGAAAGACTTTGGATTCAATCTATCTCTCTGATAGTTGTAAAGTCTACCCCAACTATATTTACCAATTCTTGGCGCGAAGTCAGTTGTGCCAATACCAGTAATACCCTGAACATTACAGTAAACTGTGACAATACCAGAGTTTGATTTCTCTCTTTGAGCAACCAGGTAGATATTATCAAGGAACGTGGTTCCAATACCAATGGGTTGATTTGATACAGTGACCGAAGTTGTAGGAGCTCCTGTTACGGAGTTAGTAACTACAAAGTAGTTATTCGATGAGATTCCAGATCTTACAATGTTTCCAAATGCAGCCTGATCAAGGAATGCATCAGAATCTAATTCAAAGATGAGCATTGGACTATCAGTACCAATTCCAGTTGCAGAAGTAGCAACACTAACTACTTCACCATAGTCACCTTCAACCTCAACACTTGTAATAGTTTCTCTAACAACAGGTTCCGTGTCAACAAGAACTTCAACAGGAGAATTTGGATCATATCCAAATCCTTGTTCGTTGATTGTAATTGCTGTAATTGTTCCTGCAGCCGAAACTGTTGCTGTTCCTGCGGCAGACACTTTTGCAAATTCGGAACTATAGATCGAAGATGAAAGTCCAACTGCAACAAATTTATTATCACCAAATGCAAGTCCATTGAAGTCTGTACCAACTCCAACATACTTTTTATACCAAGTGTTTGTATCAACAGAGTTTAGAACCATTCCACTCTGACCAATAGCAACCCAAACACTGTTTGCATAACCAACACGGGTCAGATCAAATGTACCACCAGCAGAAACAACACTCCAGTTCAATCCATTGTCAGAAGATCTAATAATAGATCCCGCAGCACCAACAGCGATCCATTGGCCACCACCATAATGAGCATGATTAAATTTAGTGGTGATTGTTGTGGTTGTAACACCAGTCCAGGTATCACCATTATTTGATCTCAACAGAGTTCCATTATCACCAACCGCAACAAATACATTCCCATTTGCACCAACACCATTAAGATTATTTGAAGTATATTTTGCAGTAACTTCAAATGCAGTTCCAAATCCAGCTTCACCAGCCTTTGTGAAAGCAATGGTTCCAGCGGCACCAACTGCAACACCCACAGACTGACCAAAAGTTACATCATTAAAGTTTTGAGAGAGTGTAATATCATCAAAGAATACTACAGGGAAGACATTTCTTCTTCTGTAAGTTGTAGCTGGTTGATAGTTTCTACCATCAGTAGAATAACCAAC